GACTCTATGGGATTTGAGCTGAATCCTCGCATCATTTGGGACGCAATACCGTTCTCCTTCGTTATCGATTGGTTCTTTAACGTTGGAGGATTTCTTGCGCGTTACAAAGTAGATGCGTTGGAACTACCAATCGTCCTTGTGGACTCATTCGTGAGTTACAAGGAAATTAATAATATCCAGTGGCGCTGGTTACGTGCTAATGATGGCACGTATACATCCCGTCCCGCTTCGGCAGGCGCGAATGAGGTAATCAATACCTTTCATCGTATGCCTATCTATCCTGACTTTGCCTCTTTGGCTGGGTTAGGATGGAAAATGCCGTCGCTGAATCAAGCCGCGCTCGGTGTGAGCTTGGCAGCATTACTTAGCCGTAGGTGAAAGTGGAACCTCCAAAGGTTTCATTTAGTCTATAGCGAGGTGCAGCGGTGGATCTATATCCTTCGCTTTTTTCAAAAACTCTGAGTGATCTTGCCTTCTTTTAGCAAGTACCTCTTTTCGCCCTCATTTCGAGGGAGGAGCTTCCGAACATGGCTTTAGCCACTACACAATCCTTGAGTAAGGACTCACCGACTGACGTTGATACCAATCTTACAGTATTCGTACTGAAAGCAGCGGACCTCGGTCGATCGGAGTTTTCAGTTGCGGGGCTAACGCTCCCCAGCAAGAAGACCCTTATTGTCTCCCATGAGACTCTTAAGGACGGAACGGAAAGGCATCTTGTGCGCAACGACCGAACGGAAGTTGACGCGCTTTTGGTGCCAGCAACGGCGAGTTTTCACTGTGTGATTACTCGACCGCCCAGTACGGCGATAACGAATGCAGTCATCATTGAGATGGTTAATCAAGTAATTGATTTTCTCATCGAAGGTGGTGCAAACGCAAACGTAACCGCAGTGCTGAACAACGAGAACTAAGAAAGTCTCGTGCTCAGACATTAGCGGCAGATCGAACTGGTGTGCGCCCGTTTCTTCTGTGTGTACAACTTGGGTCATGCTAGGTA